GAGCCATGACAGATCGTGTACAAGCTAAAAAAGATTTGCAGTTCTGTTGTGATGAACTGATTAAGTATCAGAATTTGAGTCGTACAGGCTTTACTTGATGCAGGTGGGGGTAGCTCTAAGGCTTACCTAATGTCAGGCAAGGTGTGGGTGGCGCTATCAGCCAATGATGAATTTAAAGAGCGTTTTGTTAAGCCATATGCTGGTATCGCCGTGCCTTATAAACCAAGCCTGAACGTGCAGGAAGGCGCATCATTTAAAGGTTATCTAGACGACAAAGAACTCTGGGTGTTTGATGCTACATATCGCTTAAAATCAGGTGTAAAGCGCTTTATCCCTAATGATTACTTTGGTGCAATATCTGACTTTGGTGGCTCAATTGCACAATGTAAAATTAAAAATACATTAGCGAATGGTGCTGTGCAAAAGTACTTCGACCGCCAATGGTATAACGAAGATCCAAGCGGGATTTTCTTAATGACCGAATCAGCTCCACTTGCAGTACCATCAAATAAAAACGGTGTATGTGGTGGTACAGGATTTATTGTTTAAGGAGGCTTAAATGCCAAAGTATATTGCTAAACAATCCATCGGGCAGTTTATGCCGGGTGAAGAAATCAAAGGGCTTGATGCGAAACGTATTCAAGCCCTTTTAGCATCTGGGGCTATTGAAGAGTATCAAGAGCCTGAAGAGCAGAAAGAAGATGGTACTACTGCACGTTTAGCAAGCCTTGCTGCCGAAGTGGCTGAACTGAAGGCAAATGAGGAAATCCTTATTGCTGGAAAAGACAAAGCAGATGCCGAAGTGGTAGAGCTGAAAGCCAAGGTGGCTGAGCTTGAAAAGGCTGTAGCTGATTCTCAAGCTGCTTTGAAAAAAGCGACTGCTGAAGCGAAGAAAGCCGCCAACCCAACTGAAAAATAGGTGATGCCATGTATGCAACCGAAAGCGATTTAAAAAAGCGTTTTGGTGCGCAACGCATTGACGAGCTTAAATTAAACCATATCGTTGAGGTGGCAGAGGGTGAGGAACCTGAGCCTGTAGATGTTGTGCAAGTTGCGCTACAAGATGCAGAGGAGGAAATTAACGGCTACATCGGTGGTCGTTACCCTTTGCCCCTTGCGAACGTACCGTCGAATTTAAAACGTATAGCGTGTGATATTGCTCGCTATCGTCTTTACTCCGAACAGCCACTTGAGCACATCACTAAGCTTTATGACGATGCAATTGCTTTCTTAAAGCGTGTGCAAGACAAAAAAGCCGATCTGCAAATTTTGGACGAGCAAAGTAAAGATATCATTGATGACGAGCCCAAAAACAAGCCATCTACTGCACCAATAGGTACGACTTATACAGGCGGTGTGTTTGGCGATAGTGTCTTAAATATGATGCCTAGCATCAAGTGAGGCTGTTATGTCAGGCGTAGCAATTACGATTGAATCAGATGGTGAGTCTGCTGTCATGCAGGCTTTGGCGCTCTTATCAAATTTTGACCAAAGCAAGCCGAAGTTGTTTGATGCGATTGGCCAAACGGTGGTGAGCAATATTCGTAGCCGTTGGGCTAATGGTGTGGGGCTTGAAGGAAAGTGGCGTTTATCGGGTCGTGTGTTGCGTGAGGGCGGAACCACGATGCGTGATACTTCTCGAGCTCTGAATTCCATGACTCACAATGTTCTATCCAGCGGTGTAGAAATCGGTACTGATGTTGAATATGGTGCTATTCATCACTTCGGTGGTGAAATTAAGTATGAGGCACGTATGCGCCGTACTTACTTTAGGCAAGATCAGCGCACAGGTTTAGTCGGCAATAAGTTTGTTCGTAAAGCACGTTCCAATTTTATGCAAGAGTCGCAAGGCAAGGCTTACAAGGTGAATATGCCTCGTAGACCGTTCCTTGGTTTAACTGAAACAGATGAGCAGGAAGTACTAAGCTTAATCATGGAGCATTTGACAGGTGAGTGATGAAGAAAATTTCTTTGCAGTCCGTAGTGAAATAGCAGAAAAATTGGCTGAGATTACAGATTTTAAAAAGATCTATACGCCTGCCAATTCTGCAAAAGTTACTGAATTATCGCAGGTAACACCAAATGCACAGGTTTATTACCGCCGTGTGCGTAAGTCTGATGATGCTGGGCGTTCATCGGTAAATATGCTTAATCAGCAATGGGAAGTCACGGTCTGCGAAAGACATGCGGCATCCCAATTGAGTGATGGTTCTGCGGTATTGGATCGGGCCGGCATATTAACAATGAAGGTTTTAAGGCTTTTATCAGGTTGGCAGCCTCAATCCAGTAAGCGCCCACTCAATATGGTTGCAATTGAAGAGGATTATTCGCCAACGTGTGTTTATGTCACGCTGGTGTTTGAATCAAAAATATTTGTATAGGAAGCATTCATGCAAAAGCAATACAAAGCCCGACAAGAAGTCGGGCGTTTTCATTCAGGGGATATCGTTGGTGGTTTAAGCGATGCTCAAATTCAAGATTTATTGCAGCGTGGTGTCATTGAGGTGGTTGAAGGAACTGCTAAAACCAAACCTGCAGTACCAACCAAAACAGAAAAAGAGGTAAAAGCAGATGTCCAATAAACCGGATTTAATCTCACTTCAGGGTGAGCTATTTTTAGCAAAGATGATTAATGGTCAGCCTTCTGCACTTTTGCCAATCGGCAATACACCAGAGTTGCAGATTCAAATCACATCTGAAACAACGGATCATTATGAGTCCAAAACTGGTCTTCGTGCCAAAGATGCAGTTTTACGAAAGCAAACCGGTGTATCAATTAGCGGCACACTGGAAGAGGTCACTAAAGAAAACCTTGCAATGGTGCTGAGTGGTAAAACACTGGAAATTCCAGAAGCAACGGTTCCAGAATCAACCATTGGCGCAGTTAAAGCGGGTGAAATGATTGATCTTGGCTTTCGTAATTTATCTGGTGTTGCATTTAAAGGGCCAGCAGATGCAGCAATCGCCGCAGATAAATACTTTTTGGATGCAGCATTTGGCACGGTTGTATTTAACGAAGCCATTACTGATGTGAAATGGACAGGCAAATCAGGAGCTATTACCCGTACAACGATTGCCACAAATCTAGGTGAAGAATATCGATTCTTTTTTAAAGGCGTAGATACTTTTCAGGGCGATAAAATTGCAGTTACGCTTTGGCGTGTTGAGCTTTCTCCTGATACAGAATTTGATCTGATTCATGAGGATTTCGCCAGTTATAGTATTGAAGGTGAATGCCTTGCTGATATTTCAAAAGCGCATGATGCTGAATTAAGTATTTTTGGTCATATCGAGCGTTTTAGCATTACACCTTAAATAATGTGCATGGGCACAAAGAATCTATATGGGCGCATAAGCGTCTTTTTTTGTGCCTGTGTTTTAGGATTTCATCATGAATAAATCGGTAGCTGTATTTCTTGTGTGTTTAATTGGTGTAATGAGTTTGTCTATATTTACTTTTTTCGCTTTTAAGAAAATGAATTGTGATGGTGAGGAAAAGTTTTTTATTTATAACGGTACTCAATACAAATGCACAAATTATAAGAAGTAGTAGGATCCCATCATGAATGATTTTTTCCTAGCAACGAATCGAAGTATTAAGATTCCTGTATTGGGTAATGATGTTGAAGTACGTCAGATCCAGATGAAAGATTTTGATCTTTGGGCAAGCCATGCAGAAGTACTTAAAAACTTCATTAAAGGTAGAGATTATTCAGATGAGATTTTGACTGAGTTGTTTACAGCTCATGCACTACAAGTTATTTCCATGATTGTTTGCGTAACCGACATAACGAAAGAATCACTGTTTAAAATCGCCGTGAATGAGCAAGAGTTTAAGCAATTACTTAAAACGGTTCTCAATGTAAACCATGCTTATTTCAAATATGAAAAACCCAAACGTGGACGTAGGAGAGCAGCTCAATCAAATAAATCAACATGGTTCGACTCATTTCAGTTCTTAATCAGTGCTGGTCATCGTCCTGATGACATCATGAATATGACTTATGGTGCATTTGATCAGTACCTAAAATCAGCTCAGAAAGACAATAGAAATAAACTGCAGTATTTATCGAGTGTGATTCGATCAGCACATCATGCCAATGCCAAAGAATTTGCGAAGTTCTTTGAAGGACTGAAGGAATAATACACAGGTGACTTTTACCGAATGATTAGATATTCTCTTTAAAAATGGGGGTATAAATTCATGAAAATTATTATTTTAGCGATTACTTTGGCATTATGTTCATCTGTTTATGCCGTAAGCGTTGATTCAGTGCGTGGTAGTTTTGGTTTTGTTAGTTTAAATGATTCACACAGCAAAATGATCGATGTGCTTGGAGATCCAAAGTCATCTTATAGCCATGTTATTCATGATCGTAAAGGTTGGCCACACAAAGCAACGACTTACCTATACCCATTAGACAATGTGAAATATGAAATCACGATTGTTGACGGGAAGGTCTATAGCATTAACTGGGAGCGTGTTTAATGGCTGGTCAAGTGGTTGAGTGTCGAGTTTGTAATACCGTCTCCAAGTCGGAGTTGCGTGGAAATACATTAATATCATTCGTATTATTTTGGTTTGTAATGATAGCGCCTGGTGTTGTTTATATGATCTGGCGTCGAGGTGGTATAGGGGTATGTGCTAATTGCAGAAGCCCTGCTGTTGTTCCATACATTAAAAAGTCAAATACAACTCAAGCAATAACATCGAGCAATACTGCAAGTAGATTGGTTGCTCATGATACTTTTTCACATAACGCAGGACATCGGATTCAAACCGATAATAACGATGTAGAGCAAAAAAACTGTCCAGATTGTCGAGAGTTAATAAGATTTGATGCTAGAAAATGTAAACACTGTGGAAGTGTGGTGGAGGTATGAAAGAGAAATTAATTATAGGTTTACTTTGGTTTTTTGGTTTGGTCTTCCTTGTTAGAGGGTTAACCTTATTTGGCGAGAGCTTTATGGGCGCAGTATTTATGACGCTCAGTGGTGTTGCTTTACTGCCTATAGCTCACAATAAAATAAGGCAACTCACGAACAAGAATATATCCTTAAAATGGTTTTTAGCAGGATGTGTTGTGTTGGCAATTTGCACAGGAAAAGCATTCGAGCGCTCTGAAAGAAAAGCCCTTGAGAATGGTACGGCAAGTCCTGAATTAATAGCTCAAGATAAAGAACGTAAACAATATCAAGAAAATGAGCGATTAAAGCAAGAGCGAATAGAGGCAAAAAAGCTTGCTGATAAAGAGCGACGCGAACAGGCTTCTTATGGCTCACCATCCACAAGCGACAAAGTTACAAGTGAATTTAATGCATGCAGGAGTAGTGCTATTTCAGCAAAGTCGCAACTTGCTGGAACGCAATATAAAACAAAAGTAATTATGGATTCGACTGACGGCTATATTGTCAGAATTTGCACAAATGACGGAAGTGTTTTGATTACATGCGATGCATCTAATGGGAAAATGGTTACAAGTGAGTCTAGTATTTGCTCATTAGATTAGAGTGAAACCTCATATGTGAGGTTTAGCGATTAAGATATGCAAATTTGCACATCAAAAACACGCACTGTGAGAATTCTCACAGTGCTGTACACAGAAAAACATGGGTTTGTCTAAGGTATGGTAAAACATTTCAATAAAGATAATCCCTGTTATCAAAGCTCTAAAGTAAATAAATTCAAATAGAAGTAGATTTTAGTTATGAAGAAATTATTATGTGTCATTTTGGGTAGTGCTATTTCAGCTACGGGGTATGCAAATAATTGGCAACAGTTAAAAATAAGTCCTGAGAATCAAGTCCCAGCAATAGGCATGGATCAAGAAAATAAAGTTATTGAGGTGTCTTCTTACACCAAATATAAACCATCATCAGCAAATACACCCCAATCTAGTCTCTCGATTTTTACTGAATACACCAAATATAAAACTAATTTGGATGGTGATATTTCTACTGACTTACAAGGATTTTCTGTAGGTGTGTCAACATCACCGACTCAAACTGGGTGGTATGGTAAGTTTGAAACCTTAAGTGATAGTAAGTTTGATGGGAATTATTACTCACTATCTATGGGCGGGCAAAAAAGCTTACTAAACTATAAAAATTTTTACTTACTTGGAAATGTTGGCTTGGGGTACTCGTGGGTAACATCCTCATTACTAAGTAACGATGTTAACTTTATATCTTTACCTATTGGTTTGGAGTTTGGTTATTCAGTAAAACCAAATTGGTCGCTTTATAGTGGTGTTGGGTATCAATGGTTGTGGGATGTCACCACCGATTCATATTTTGATGGAACCGGATCAAGAAAAGGGAAGACACTTTGTAATGATGGTAGTTGGAGTAATAGCACAGGACAAGGGACATGCTCGCACCATGGTGGGGTAGCCCAAAATCAAAACTCATCAAATAATACAAAAGATACTCTTGGTGAGAATGATGGTTTTACATATCACCTAGGTATTAGGTATAACTTCTAAAGAATTAAATTCAACAATAAAAAAAGCACCTTATGGTGCTTTTTTGTTGTTTATGTTTTTAATTAGGTCTTCTGTGGCTTCAGCGAGATTTGCTTGAATATCTGGCCATTCCAAGCCTTTTTTACCAAAGGCTTTTGTTGCTGCCATAATTATTTGAATCATCGCAGCTTGCATCATTTGTGCTTGGTCTTGATTATCAATTTTAGGTTCAAAGCTACTTTCAAGACGAGCAACCATTTCAGCGCTTTGTGAGCGGTTATTTTTTTCCGCTGATTCTTCAATTTTTTGTTTTAGTTCAGGCGGTACACGCAATCTAACTATTGTGTGATCAGTTTGATTACTCATTAAAAAACCTCAATGCCACAAAGTGTGGTAAATATTTTGTGATAGGTATTTACATTACCACAAAGTGTGGCTATAGTTATTAAACGCCACAAAGTGTGGCATAAATAGGGGTTGGTATGGAAGATAAAATTGTTTATGTGAAAGGTCGCTTGGATGGCGACTTGCATAAAGAGCTTAAGGCGATTGCAAAAGAAGATAAAAGATCAATGGTTTATCTTTTAAATGAAGCTGTCAAGTTATTAGTCGAAAAACACAAGAGTGCGAAAGCATGATTACCACAGACAACAAAAAAGCCCGCAGTCTGGAAAACAAGGGCTTGATTGAAGTCAAATCACAGAGAGCGATTAACATGAATATTGTACAACAAAATCTTTTAAACCCAAACAATCAACCGTTGGTTATTGGTGAATTTTCAATTCGTCAGGATGATGAAGGTCGTTATTGTTTAAATGATCTGCATAAGGCGAGTGGTGGTTTGAAAAAACATCAGGTTTCGAATTTTCTTCGAGTGGAGCAAACCAAAGAATTAATTGCTGAAATAGACCAAGCACCAGATATAGTTCTTGGTCAAAATACAAGCTCCTCATATATGAGGAGCTGTGTAAAGAGTATTAATGGTGTAGGCACTTTCGCTGCTGAGGATTTAGTCTACTCATACGCAATGTGGATTTCCGCAAAATTTCATTTAATGGTAATCCGTGCTTACAGATCGCAAGTTATGGAATGGATGATCGGTGGCAAGCAAACCATCTCACCTGAACAATGTGGAATCCTATATAACATCGTCCACACGCGTGCAGGCGACAATAAAAACACAATTGTTCAAATGTGGAGTCGGTTAAAAAACCATTTTAAATATTCAGCAAGCTACCGTGAATTACGTGCCATTCACTTTGAAGATGCAAAGCATTATCTGGAAGTAATGGATTTAAAGGTTAAGGCTGAAAAGCAGGAAGCTAAACCCGATTCATTTAATTTGGATAAACATAATATTCAAGGTTTAGCTATTCATATGATATGGGTTTATAAGTGGTGGAAGGAGTTTGGTCCAGCTATTCGAACTCTCAGCCCAAGAGCGGCAGGTGATATTGATACCAACTTTATTGATGGGCATAGCTTTGCAACTTACTTTGTTGATAAACCAACACGATTAGCCATTGATGAAAAAACTAAGGACTACCAATGGCATGCCAGCTTCAAAGAAAAGATGGGATTAGAATTTAACAAATAAACAAGAACCGCCCAAGTGGCGGTTTTTTATTGGCAAAGCAAAACTAGGAATATGAAAAAGTACCTGTTTTTAAATAATTCACAATAGGCCTTACAGCGATGTAGGGCTTTTTTAATATCTAAAAAGCAAAAAGCCCATGACTGCGAATCATGGGCTTTTTTGTTTCCCACAAATTAAGCAGGAATTAGTGAGAACCTATGAGTAAGTTTACCAAAGGTAAGTTTAAATTTCATCCTAAAGAGGGTATGGAAATGGAAGGTTATTTGTCAGGCTGGTTGCGATTTTGTATTGGGGTAGCAATTTTATTGATTGCTGCAAGTCCCTTTCTTTATTCGTTGGCGTATTTTTTTAATGTACTAGGTGTGGGGCAATGATCAATATACTTAAAGAAAAATGGCAGATCATTGCTGATGCGTTCTCAAACCATCCAACCATCTTCTTGTTATCTATTATCAGTATTTTGGCTTGTGTTGCTCTAGCTGTACTAACCTTTTATATAGTTGGGAAATTTCAAGCCCTAAAATACCCATTTTTACTATTTGTTATGGTGCTGGTGACAGTATTTTACATTGATGTATTGATATGGATTATCAAATTATTTAAATAAAACCGCCCAAATGAGGCGGTTTTTTTATACCAATTTTACGCAGGAACAAGACCTACATGAATTTTCTGACCCAAAGCATTTGCAGCACTTGCAAGCGTAGTTAGCGTAAGGCTGGTGTCCTCTTCGTCAAGCAGGCGGTTTAGGGATGCTCGACTGGTGTGCATTTTTGCAGCCATGGCAGTTTTGGTTAGCTTTTGAGCTTTCATTGCTTCAGCTATTTGCCATGCAAGGACGCGTTTTATTGCAACAGCAGTAGCTTCTTCAAGCAAGCCTTCTTCTTGCAAAAAATCATCGAAACTGCTGCCAACATGTTCATTATTGAAGTTATTCATCATGATCTCCTTGACTGTTTAAGTCTCTGTTTAGCTAGAGCTAAATCAGGCTTTGGGGTGCTTTGTGACTTTTTAACAAATCCATGAAGCAAAAGCATGGTGTTGCCACTTACGGTAAAAAATATACGTGCGATTCCAGATGAGATAGTAATCCTGATTTCCCATAGGTCGGTATCCATCTTTCTAACGAGTGGCATACCTAGTGGCCAACCAATTTGAACGGTTCGAATATCTTCTCCAATAGTTTTCTTATCTATTGGTTGAAATTCTCTCAACCACTCTTTAACTGGTTCGCTGCCACTATCTGTCTTAAAGAACAGCACGGTCATTGGTATTACAGGCATCACATGCTCCTCTTTATTTAATTGTACCAAAAATGATACGTTTTACAAGTTTTTTAACCAAGCAAAGCCGGCCTAACAAGTCGGCTTTTTTATGCCCAAATTTAGCCCACTTCGGTGGGTTTTTTATTGCCTGAGGAAAAGTAAATGGCAGGAAAAGAACTCACATTTAAGTTGGTAATGAATGCTGATACAAGGAATTTCACCCAAAACTTACAACAAGGCTCAGATGCAGCGAGAGCAATGTTTGATCGCATTCGTCAGGAATCGGAACGAGCGCGTCAATCAGTACAAATGGGTCGTGAGGTTGGTGAGTTAGTACAGCAGTTTCATAACGCAACCACAGAGCTAAACCGTGTTTCTGACGCCTCTCAATTAAGTGCTGATAACTTGCGTCAGATGGGTGAGTATGGTCAGCAAGCAATTTCACAACTACAAACCAAACTTGTTGATGCTCGTCTTGAGCTTAATCGTCTATCAGCTACAAACGCCACACCACAGGACATTGAAAGAGCTCGACAACGTGTCCAAGAACTTGAAACAGGCATTCGTCAAACCACAACAGCTGTGGATGCATACCAAAATGCTGCTCGTGAAGCATTAGGCACATCACCAATACCTACTAGATTCCAGCAAGATGTGGGTAATCTTGTGAATCAGCTTGACTCTGTTCGTCAAGGTATTGATGCCAATGGAGATAGTGCAACTCGTACACGAGCTGAACTTGAGCAGATGAGTAGCAATGCCACAACCCAGCTTCAGGGTTATGAGAGTGCATTAGAAGATGCTCGACTCAACCTAAATAGGTTGTCTGCTACAAACGCTACTCCACAGGATATAGAGAGGGCAAGGCAGCGTGTTCAAGAGCTGGAGACAGGTGTTAATCAGGTCAGAACAGCATTAAATGGTTATCAAGATGCTGCTCGCATTGCAAATAATGAAGTTGCTGAAGGTTCAAATCGGGTATCAAGCACCATTAATGGTGTTGGTGGTGCATGGAATAAAGTTGCTGGAATTGCGGCTGCTCTAGGTATTGGGATTAGTGTTGCTGAGTTGGCGAAAATTGCCGATAACTTTCAAAATATTTCCGCTCAGATACGCCTTGTTTCAGATAGTAGTGAAGAGTTCCATAGTGCACTTGAGGGTGTACGAGTAATTGCAACCCAAACAACCACAAGTCTTGAATCCACAGCAAATCTATATGCAAGAATTTCACAGGCTGGTAAAGATCTGGGGGTAACACAGGAGCAAGCGCTAGAAGTCACCAGAGCAATTAATCAGTCCATTCAAATCAGTGGTGGTAGTGCGGCAAGTGCTGATGCGGCAATCACTCAGATGATCCAAGCACTTCAATCTGGTGTATTACGTGGAGAAGAGTTCAACTCCATGATGGAGCAAGCTCCACGTTTAACCACTGCATTAGCGGATAGCCTTGGTGTGACAAAGGGTGAACTTCGTGCAATGGCTGGCGAAGGTAAAATTAGCTCTGAAGTTCTTATTAATGCAATTAGAGAACAATCCGCCGTCATAGCTGAAGAATATACAAAAATTCCGACAACCATCGCAGGTGCAATTGGTAATGTAAAAACCAATTTCACAATGTTGGTTGGTGAGATCGATTCTGCAAATGCAGCCAGTCAAGGTATTGTGCAAACCTTATTGTATCTGTCAGACAACCTCGACGTGTTAATGACGCTATTTAATGATGTAACACAGGGTGTTGCATATTTTAGCGATCGATTAAATTCGGCAGATCCATCAACAATTGATGCAGTAAAAAATGCCGTTGTAACAGCCTATGATGCAATTAAGACATTAATTTCAACAGTGGTTGAGGTTGGTGATGTAATCGATGATGTATTTTATACAGGGCTTGACGTTTTATTCGGTTGGTCTGGTGTTATTAGTGGCGATGCAACTGAAAGCGTTAATGGCCTTGCTGTTGTTATTAACGTTGTTTCAGTTGCTATTGGCGCTTTGTCGGATGGTGTCAAAGCAATTGGAATTGGGTTTAAGGGTCTTGTTGGTCTAATGTATGATTTGGCCGCGGCAGCAACTTGGTACGCGAAAATACCAACATCGGGTGATCTCCGTGCCAAGCTTGATGCGGACTATGAGATATTAAGTAAGCAGCGCGATAAATATTATGCTGAAGCTGAAAAAGATATTAATGAGTTTCAATCAAAAACCCAAAAAGCGATTGATGAAAGTACGCTCAATGCAGAGCAAGCCAATCAGAAAAAAATTACCAGCAACAAAGAGACACTGGCGACAATTTTAGCGGATGAGGCTAAAGCAAACGAGGATGCGGAAGCGAACTCTAAACGACGAACAAAGTTGGATGCGCAGCTTGCCAAAGCAAGAGCTGAGAATAATGATGAGGTAACTCGCCAAATAGTTGAGAGAATTAAAAAGCTTGATAATTTCGAAGATGAGGTAGCTAAATCAAATATTAAGCGAAACAAGGACAAACTAAAAGCTGGCGAAGCTCTTGCTGCTGCATTAATGGCAGCCAATCAGGGGGTTTTAACTGATCTTGCTAAAGAGGATCTACTTAGGCAGGGTATTATTGCCAAAATTAATGAGCAGGGTAATTTGGAGGTATCTGCCTATGAGGATACAGAAAAGTTAAATGCCGGACGTTTGGCAAAAATTGAGGCGTTATCACTACAACAGGATGCGCTTTTAAATAAACACGTGGTTTCTGAGAAAGAAGCAGGTCAGGCCATTGTTCAGAATGATGCTGATGTTGCTGCTATGCGCGTACAGCTAAATAAGCAAGCGTTGGATGCGAAACAAGCAAATGACTTTGAGGCTTTCTCCAAAGCACAAATTGCATTAGATAATCTGGGCAAGGCTGATGCTCAAGCCAACCAACAACGTACTGATCAGCACAAACAAGCTAATGATGCCATCCATCAAATTGATGCTGCGAGTTTTTCCGACTTTAAGGCAAATGCAGATGAGCAAGTACGCTTGTCAGGTATTGCAGAAAAAGCCAAACAAGCAAATGACTTTGAGACCTTTGCCAGTGCAAAACTACAAATTGATGGACTTACTTCTGCACAAGAGCAAGCGAATAATCAGTTAAATCAAAGTGACCTGTCTAATCTAGAGAAAAAGGAGGAGATTACTCGGAAAAAAGTTGAGCTTGCACAGCAGATTATTGACTCTACGGATGGGGTTATTACAGCTGAGCAAAAACTTCAATTTGAAGCTCAAGGCCTCACCATTGAATATGACAAGATGGGTAAGGCGGTTGTTCAGAAGGTTACCACCTTTTCCGATGCAGCAAAAGCGCTGGGTGTTAATGTATCCCAAGCTCTCAACCTTGTTTCAGCCGAATTCACTAAATCAGGAGATAGTGTTGATGTTTTTGTATCTGGCTTGCAAGAAATGGGTGCAACGGGTGAGCAGGCAGCAAATGCGACATATCAGGCATGGGAGAAGTGGGCAGAACAAGCTAAGTCACCTGCTGAAATAGATGCAGCTAAAGCTAAGCTGCTCGAATTTGAGAAGCAAGGTGTACTTTCCGCAAAACAAGTTGAGATGGGGATGCGCTATCTTGATGAAGTTAATGGAAAGCTACCTGCTAATATTTCAGAAGTGGAAAAAGCCTACAAGTTATTAGGCATAACTTCTCGCGAGGAAGCCAATAAAATGGCTGCGGCGCAGATGAGGGCATTTGATGTTATGCAGAAGAGCGGCACAGCATCAACTGAGCAGATGAAAAAAGCGCTTATCAACATGGCAGATAAAATCTATGCATCGGGTGATGCTGCCAAAATTGCCGCTTATGAATCAAAGCTTGCATACTATGGTTTATCCTCGGAAATCGATTCAACAGGCAAAGCTTCAGTTAAAGCCATGGACGAATGGACTAAGTCAAATGACCGTGTTCGTGACTCTGCTCACGGTATCGGTGATGGTTATCGTAATGCCGGAAGTATTGCACGTGAAGAGGCTAAATCTGCTGAACAGGCTTGGGCCGATGCTGTGGATGCTGCCTCTGCTCAATTCGATGCTGAAATGAAACGTCAGGGGCAGTCATTAAGTAAAGGGATTTATAACTACAACTCATACAGTAAAGCCGATGTTGTTTCACAACTTAAATCCAAAGGTTATGACGATAAAGAAGCCGAGAAATTAGCAGGTACGATTTGGTCGAAAGCGATGGAGGCGGATCGTGATGCTAAAGCTGAAGGTATGGGTAAAGGTGGTAACCCAGCACTTAATCGTTTAATCGAGCAAGAGTTTAATAATGCGGCATCTAAGGGTTTAACTACTCAACATGGTACCAATAAGATTAACGATCTGTTGCGTCAAATGAGCAGTAATAATCTTGTATCGACAGGGTCCACATCTAAAGCACCTGCTGTTGATGTGAATAGTCTTGCACCTCAGGTGAGTACGCCAGTTCCAAGTGCGACTGAAAATGTAACCACTAAAAACTCAAGAATCGAATTGGTCAGTGGGAATAAGACAGCAACTTTGACTGGTTCACAGCAAGATGTCGACACAATGGAGGAAATAATGCGTGAATTTGAAATGCTTAAAAGGAGTTCTTAACGATGCGACTCGTACGCAAATCAACATCTGAAGCCGTCTCATTAGAAGACGGCTTTTTATGGTCTGATGAATTTGAATGGAAGCCGATTGAACAGAAATTGGAACGCGCCATTGATGGCACTGCGATTATTCAAGAGGGTAAAAAGAAGTCTGGTCGCTCTATTGCACTGGTCCCAGCTGACAAAGAAATGGGCTGGATCAAGCGCCGTGATTTAAGAAGTCTTTTGGCTTGGTCTGAACTACAAGAGCAATTCACGCTTGAGTTTGAATATCCACACGATAACCGGCATTTCAATGTGATTTTTAATCATGAAGCTGGGGCTTTAGAAGCGAAGCCGGTGAAAGATCTGCCGACCATTTCTGAAGATGATTATTACAACGTCACCATGCGTTTTACGGAGCTAGACCATGCCAATTGAAACTAAAGATTTGGTGCTCTATGAGTCAGAGCGCTTGACCGATAATGATGATGGGGGTGGTAAATACAATGGCCAGATCATTATTGATGGCCAGAGTAACAACTTGTTTGATGATGTGTCAGAGTTAGATCGCACCATGGGTGATGTGTCCATGCGTAAGATTTTTCCCGCTGTCACCACCAATGACACCGATAAACTGATGGGGGCCACGGTCTTTATTTCTGAAAATCCAAAAGACCTCAATGTCTCGGCTTTATTGTTCAGTACAAAGAATTGGACTGATGAACGTCAGAGCGCCCAAAACCGAGTAGAAAACTATTTGGCTAAAGGTGGTCAGATTGCAGGAACACCGCTAGATACGCACTGGCTTGGGATGAAACAGCTTCAAGTGGCCATGTTCCCACAAGAGACTGAAAATGCAGTTGGGGATACGATTGTTCTAATCAGTGATGAGGGTAAGGCTTTAGAGCATGAGCAGTACTTGCGAATCACCAAGGTTGAAACGCGTATTGCTATTCTGGTGAGTGACGGTAAAAATGTTGAATATAAGATTGCCACTTATATGCTTAATGATCCACTCGATATAGATTTTGTGGGGTTGTCAGCAAGTCAGTGGTATAAGGGGCAAGCCTCCAAAACCATTATTCGTGATTCGATTGTGGCTGATACCGGTTCATATTATGCATCTGCTGGTTTATCTGAAGACGTTCAAGTGGGTGAATTCACCGTTAATGCAGAAAGCATCTTCAGTCAGATTATCCCTTCAGCTCAAACCGAATCGCCGATTGTTGATGTCAATGCTGCGGGTGAAAGTACCATTTTGGTGCCGGGGAATGATGGACTGATCACAGCTAGTTTTCCAACAACAGTGGGTGTCAGCCAGAATTTGTATATTGGTTCGTCGGTGATGCCTTCAAGCGTAGCATTTACCTTGTTTGGGCAACCAGTGACTGACCAAGGTGGGCTGCTTAAAAACAGTGTGGGTACACAGGTTGGTACGATTGACTATCAGCGAGGCTTGATTCAGTGGACAGCATCGGCAACAACTGGTGTTACAACATTAATTATTACATTTAAACCAGCTGCTGCACCGAACCAGTATTTTCAATCTTATGCCATGCCCGTGACTCAAAACAACCAAAGTACCAATTGGACCGGAGTATTGGTCCCAATTCCTGCACCCGGAAGCCTTTCAATTTCATATATGTCACAAGGCAAGTTTTATGAATTAAAAGATGATGGATCGGGTCAGCTCAAAGGATCGAGTAGCTCGTTTGGTTCAGGTCTGCTTTGGGGCACACCGATCGTGACTTTTGTGCGCTCTAATTTGAGCGTGAATAAGGCGGCTTTTGAGTTTAATTTAGGGCAAGCAGGTATTGCACCGGGTGTGACTATAAATTGGTTGCTTGAAGGTGTGGCGAAAACTGCGGTGAGTAATGCTCAGGGTAAATTCACAGGTGACGCAACGGGTGAAATCAACTACTCAGAAGGTAGTGGGAAAATTATTCCCAATAAAATCCCACCCAAAGGCACGCAATTCACAGTGATTTATAACTATGGCAACCAGCTTACGCAAACTAAGTCAGCAGTCGCACCGGATAGTAATCAGAAACTCAGTTTCACCATTGGTACGGGTGCAGCCATTCAGCCCAATAGTGTTGAGTTGAATATCCCTGTTTCAGATGCTCTGAATCAGAAAATTGGTACAGCAAAAGTGTTTGATGTGCCGATTAATAGCACGATCGGTAATCTTGTCAGCAGTACCGGTGATATTCAAGGCACCATTGATTACAACACCGGTGCAGTTGAAGTCACTCCTATTTTAACTTCCAAACAATTTAAGCAGGTTTACACACCAACAACTGTTTTCGGAACTGCTTAAGCGAGGTTGTATGTCATTTTATTTACCCGCAACATCTAAAATTGAAAGTACCGAAACCCCCTTGAGAGCGTATCAGGAAGTCGATATTGCAGTGAAATACCGTGATACCTCGGGTCTCAATTCAAGTTCTAAAATCATGACTGCTGATAAGTTGCGATTAGATCTATCATCGGGCTTTGATGAGCAGATTTTGACGGGCTCGGCTCGATTTAAAGTGGGTTTAGATACCTTTCTTGATCGCATCGGCACGCTTTACCGCAATGTGGATCCTTCTAATAATAGCGGCATTGCATCAGGTGTGATCCAGTATGGTACTGGCAAAGTTGAGATTGATTCATGGACACCGGGTGTAGATAACAGCATCACTTTAGAGTCACTCACCACCACAACTGATCTCCCCCCAATAAACCGGATCAGCTTTAGAACACCGATTATTCCGATTCGACCACAATCCTTAACCGTGGTTGTAGCCTCGTTAGAATTTGGGCAGCTCACATTGACCACTGATGAGAATGGCGTGATTGAAACCAGCCGTGCCCACGGATCGATTAATCATATTACCGGTTTTGTGAATATCTATTTCTATACCAAAACTGAAATGACTGTATCGAACCGAGCCGAGATTGAAGCCAACGACTGGTATGATCCGCTACTTGAGTATACTGAAGCTGGGAAAACCTACATCAATGTACCGGTGTGGATCGATGCATCATCTGTTCGATATAACGCTATTGCTTATACTTACATTCCGCTTGATTCTGAGATTCTTGGACTGTCTGCAACGCGTTTGCCGCTTGATGGTCGTGTACCGATATTTCGAATCGGTGATATCGGTATTATTAGTGCTTCAAAAGCTTATGAGTTGCCGAATCATATAGCAGGACAAACCTATTCACTGGCAGATCAGCGTATTTCATGGTGTGAGCTTGAAGACAGTGAAGGTGTCAAAGTTCCTTATGACATGTATGTCGTGGATTATGATTACGGCAAATTTACGCTGAATGGTGATTTCGCATTAGGTGCTTTGGTTGCACCACTCAAAGCTAAATATCGCTATCAGGATATGGGGCTGATCCGTGATGTGCAGATCAATGGCCAGATTACGTTTACTAAGCCAGTGACGCACAACTATTCTGTTGAAGATTCGATTGTCGGATCCGCGTTGGTCATTGGTGATATGCAAGCGCGTTACACACGCAAGTTCGTACAGCCAACATGGTCAAATGTCTGGGCGGATGAGCCTATAGGTGGTGCGATTTCAGCCAATTACAACGACTCACTTTATCCAATTCTGACCACGAACAATGGGGCGATTCAGGAGCGCTGGGCATTGATTTTCACTGATGCAACGAATTTCCGTTGTGTAGGTGAATATTCAGGGCAAATTGGGCAAGGTAATGTCAATGCGGATTTTGCACCGATCAATCCCGTGACGGGTGTGCCTTACTTTACGGTGAAAAAAGAAGGTTGGGGCGCTGGTTGGGTAAGTGGAAATGTACTGCGATTCAATAGCATTGCTGCAACCTATCCAGTTTGGGTGATTCGTACTGTTAAGCAATCTGAACCTACAGTGTTGTCTGACCAATTCCAGATCATGCTGCGTGGTGACATTGACCGCATTGTCTAAAATTTAAATCAAATATGACCGCTAATGCGGTCTTTTTTATGGGTAATCGAAATGGTCGCAAAAACAGATATCAAGTTTTATGTGCATACCAATAACAGCGCACCGCAATTAACCAATAATTTTGGCTGTATGTTGAATGTTCTAGATGCTGCACTGATAAATGGTATTCAGGTTGGCACAGTCAGTAGCTTGACCGCATTAGGCAAGGTTGTAACTGCGGTGTTCGGCACCTCACATAATTTGATGCAGTATCAAGTGATTAAAATCGCTGGTGCGAATCAGGCTGAATACAATGTCGAAGCGCGGATTTTAACTGTACCGAATGCAACCACCGTTACGTTTGAACTGGCAGCCGTACCCACTGTAACAACTGCCACTGGCACGATTAATTGCTCATTGCCATCGTTGGGCTGGGAAAAACCATTTAGCAGCACCAGCGCGACAGGTGGCAAAGGGGCATATCGTTCTAAAAACCTAATGTTACCAAGTCGGCCATTTCTACGCGTTGTAGATGAGCTGGATCCTGCTTATACAGCAACGTATGCCAAATTTGCCAAGGTCGGTATTGTTGAAGATATGACGGATATCGATACGATGCTTGGGGTTCAGGCTCCCTATGATAGTGCAGCACCTAATAAGAACTGGGTGGGTACCGGGAGTGGAACAACTGCAATTAATGGATGGGCAAAGTGGTATTACTATTTTGCTACCAATGGGCAAAGTGAAAGTGCTGCACCCACAGTTTCGCAGCGAACGTGGATTTTGGTTGGCACTAAAGATTATTTTTATATTATCCCTGCAGGTGGTAATAACCTGATTG